AATTACCTAAAATGCGCCGTATCATATATGCGCCGAAAATTATACGCGCCAAAAGTATAATTCTGCGCCGAACCGTATAATCCGCAAGCCGATAAAATAATATCGAATAAACCGCCGTCCAATACTTATACGCCGTCAATCTATGCCAAAAGTAATACTATCCTAACATTAGACTTTTACTATATAGAGCCTATTCGGGCGCCGATCCCAAATATAAGACTTTCCATATATAGAGCCCATTTGTGAATAAAATATCACAATTGAGACCCAATTCACTTGTGCATAACTTGTGGAAAACACGATTTTTTGAAAAATTTTTGAAAAAAGTTTTCCACAACTTATCCACAATTTCAGTTACAATTCTATAACTTCGCGCAATTCTATTATATATAATGAAATAGCGCGTCAAAGTTATAGAAAATAAACCAAATAATTCTATATCGCCGAAAGTTATCCACAATTTGTCCACAAGTGGAAAGGCTGTGGAAAAGCTGTGGATTCAAAAAAAGTGCGAAAAAAACACTTGACCGTCGCCGCTGGCCGCGCTAAGCTTGTCAACGTCGGCCGGAGCGACGGCCTCGCCGCTTGACGCCGACCGCCTTGCATAGCATGGCGAATCAAAGTCTAGGCTATAATGCCTAGCAATAAGGAGCCTAATATGGCTAAGTCTTACACCCTCACTGTTTCTGTTTCCAGTGACCGCGATATGGGCAAGGTCGTCGCAGCCCTCGCCAAAATCGGCATGTCGGCTATCGTCACCCAAGGCACACCGGCTACGACGGCTGTCGCCAAGGCCGCCGAGCCTACTCCCCGCGTCTATGACAAAGCTGTCGGCACTCTCGAAGAGCGCGAGCTCGTTACGCTCTTCCTGGATACGTTCCGGGGAAAGGGCATGATTGGCAAACTTCGGGAGTCGCTAGGCGTTAGTTACCCAGAGGCGTCGGCTATCGTGTCGGCTGAATCCGTCGCAAAGCGCAAGGGCGAGCCTCTCATGGCCGACGCTAAGTCCTATGCCAACGTCAAGGCCGCGTTCGACGCCATACTCAAGGCGTGCAAGGCGTAAATCCTGAGCATATAGGCGCTCATAAGGGCGCCTATATAAAGGCCCTAGTGTTAGTATAGGCGGGAGTCTATACGCCATACGCTAGGCGGTTGCAAGGCCGCAATACATAAGCGCCCGCGTCGGCATAGCCTAAAACGCGTAGTGTAGCGTGTATAACCTCGATCTTTGACAACACAAGGCGTTCGTTCGTAGGGCGCTTAGGGCAAGGGATAGTCTACCGTCGAACGTAGACCCCAAGGCTATAGGGAAGGGCGTGTCCACCAGGAGCAAGGCGTAGGCATACACCCCTGGTAACGTGAAAGTACGAAGGCGAGCAAGCGGGGTAGGCATAGCCGACACCCCGAAGGCGAGCTAGAGGCGCACGTGTAGGACTAACGAAGAGCGACGACAAGGGGCCTATACACCCCTGCGTAGGCGATAGGCCATAGCTAAACTAGCGGGCTTGCCTACACCCCTTGTCTGGTATTGCAGGGTAGGCGTACAGGAAGCGCGTAGGCATAGCGTCCTACGAGCGACCGGGTTCAACTCCCGGGGCGCCTATCGCCTGAGCGTATATACGCCAGGCCTATCAACACCCCTACGGGTGAAAAAGGAGTGCATATATGCACGATAACATGAAGCCGTTATCGGACTATTTCCAGAAACACGGAGCCTACTCGGGCAACAAAGGCCATTGGATAGTGGCCTACACCACTAACCGAGACTCGGACGCTATCGACCGAACCAACTTCGCCTACATGTGGGATAGCCTACGGGTTGCAGCTAACATCGCAAAACATGAAGCGTCCTATATCGACGAACACCTGTTCACCATCGAACGGGCGCGTCATTGGGCGGTCGGTTCCATCTCCTACCTCATCGTGAACCCCGAATGGAAACCCGCAATAGACCTAGTCACCGACCTATGGGAGCGCATTGATGAGTACCCGTGCCTCGACGACGACGCTCTCGCCATGCTCGAAGAGAGCGAAGAGTCCGAGTAAAAGCTCGCTAGGGGGTGCAAGGCCCCCTACTCTTATCGCCGCCGTATGGTGGCACAGCTACACACAAGGAGATACTTATGAGTATCAAGACCGACTACGCCTTGCTCGACAAGGCAAAGACAGCAATAAAGCGCTACACCCAGCGCGAAATATCCTGCCTATCCGTCGTTCATACCCGCTCCGGCGATTACGTATGGATGTACACTCACGATCACGGCGTACATAAGGCCGACCTCTACTGGCAAACCGCCCCGGACAGCCGCCCCATACACCTGGAGCGCCACAGCCGGCCCTCCCTTCAACCCCTCACCGCCCTCTTAGAGCGCTGGCACCGCGAACGCGGGGCCGCGCTCCCACAAATCATGTTCGTAGAGGAGTAGACGTATGGTAACAGAGTTCATCAGTGGCCGTTGGTATAGATGGACGGGGCCAAAAGAGCGGCCACGAGATTGGAACCCAGAAGGAGATATGGATGCCGTACTAGATGGCGAACCATGTCTATGCATCCTAGGTTTAGGGACAAGAGCTACTTTCGATAAAGCCCCACGCCGAGATGATATAGCATGGCAATGGGGTAATACCATGCAATACTGGAAGGAAGTAGAAAGCAAAATAACACTCGATGATCTAATCGGGGAAGCGCTCATAAACATGCATTGAAGCATATATAAGGTGTAGCGCCGTATCCATGCGGCCCATGATAGTACTGAGGCTATCGCACCTTATTGGTCTGTATAGACCGAACATCTCATGCTCAAGGAGCACATATGGAACCTGTAAACTCAGTCGTAATCGATCTTATGATCGAAGACGAGCCAAACCCGGACGCGTTGAACCATCTGCCGGTAGAACGTCGGGCATGCTATCACCCCTCCAGTGCCGACAAGCGGTTTGAATGTACGGTTATTACGCTTGGGAAATCTCGCAAAATCCTAGCTACTACACCTCGCTTTAGCTGGGTGCGAGTAGTAGGAACCATGCAAGGAGGCGACATCATTCAAGCCGAATACCTACATGTTACTAAGGGGGCCTAAATGGACGGGACAGAGTTCTATCCCTTCTCGATTATTAAACGAGAAGCGATAGAGCAAAACGGAAGTGTAGGCTTATCATTATCGGACGCCATTGTAAGATTTAACAACTTCGTAGCAGTCACGATTTGGCGTGTAAAAAAAGACAACCCTTACGTAGACTTATTTGAGTCGCTTAATAAGCTCGACTTAAACATATCTGTATGGTGGGGTTGGTCAGATTGCGAGGGCTACGCTCTTGACAATGAGGCCGGCGTTCTAGAAATCGCAGAGATATATAACGTGAAAAATATAAATCTGCGAAAGACAGGATATTTCAGCAAGATGAGTTATATTGCCGACCGATATAGGGCTAAGCGTGATAGGAGGGCGGAAGCTAATGATGAGCAACCTTTCTGAGTGGCAGGATAGGCTGTCAATCATACGTACAAGGCGAGCCAGTCGTAGTATGGCAGTCCTACTAGACAGCGCGGCCTTATTAGATGAACTCGAATGGGCACGAGATGTCACCAAAGATCATGGCGAGCGACAGAAAATCGACGCCTTGATTATACAAACACAGCGCGTTATGTGCTCGTGTAACATTCTGTAAGAGGAGACGTATATGGACAAGATGAACATTAAAGTGTGGCTCAAGAACAAAATCATCGAGGCGACCAATGAGATGCGTGATACGCTCGAAACCTATACGGAGCGTAGCGAAGTGGTAGCGCTACGAAAGTATTTCTCAACGGGCGACCTTCGCCGCACTGACATACGCCTCAATGCTCTCAAGACGCTGTTCAAAGAACTAGGCAATGACATCATAGATGATGTTACTCTATCCGACCTGGCGGAAACTTCGGTGAAGGCCATTAGATTTGCTCTTATTAAGTGCGAGCGCAACCCCAACGATCACAACTACGGGAACAACTACTTCCTGGTCTCCAGGGAGACTATGGGTATCCGGCAGGACGGATCGTTCGGAAACAACTTCCCGAGCAGCATTGATGGCGGATATAAGTGCCCGGCACCTAGGGATGCGGAGGCGCTTGCCGACAAGTATGTCGCCATGCTAGGCCGCGACTGCGACCTCAAGGATTACTTCGATGCGCTCAAGCCCATGATCGAGGACTTCATAGACTTCACGGTTTAATGAAGTTTACATGGGGGTAGCTTATGCTACCCCCTAACTACGAAAGGAGTGCTTATGAGCACTAGGATTTGCCCAGCATGTGGCAGGCAAGAAATATCATCAGCATTAACAGTGCAAGAGGTGAATGATGCTCGACCGTTATGCCCTAGTTGCGACAGGGCAAGAACTGCACGGATGGGCTCTGGACGTTCGATGCCCAGAAACTCATATCATAACGGCCGAGAGATCATCACACGATTCATAGATCAAGACGACGAGGACGAGGAGGCACGGCTTCATTTAGGTATCGAGGTGGAGACCGATATAATGTCTAACAGCAGGGCTGGCGAGCGATGGAGCGACAGCCCAAAGTCTGAGACGTTATACCATAAACTGTGGAAATCCACGTGGCTACCGATTTTTGACCCAACCAATGATGGGTCGTTGAATCATGGCATAGAGTTCGTAAGCCAACCAGCAACGATAGGCTGGTGGCAGTGGATGAAGCCTATGCTTGTAGAGGGGGCGGCGGCTATCGTAGAGGCAGGGCTCAGGTCGCACAATACTGACACCTGCGGGCTTCATGTCCATGCTTCAAGGAGCTTTTTCGCTTACGGGCCAAATGGTGATGCGAAATCGCTTACCAATCTGCTAATTCTTATCGAGCAAAACTGGTTTGCTATGACCCAGATAGCACGGCGTGGAGAGAACCGCTATGCCAAGCGAAGTCTTGGGTCTAGCATGAAATCGACCAAGGATAGTAAGTTCGATAAGAGCATGAAGGAAACGGTCAAGGAATACACTTACGATGACATTGTAAGTGTGAGCGATCGCTATAGGGCAATCAACTACAGCGGCGAAAATACAGTCGAGTTTAGGTTTTTCAAGGGAACCCTCAACCCGAACACGATACTCGCCACGTTGCAGTTTATAAACAACCTGTGCCATGTAGCCCGTATTATTCCTACCGAAGTAGCTCTTGAGTACACCGTCCATGACATCATTGGCTATCGTAAATACCCCGAGCTAATGAACTACGTCGCGGGGCTAGAATTGAGTAGTAATTCTCAGGCTGTTTATGAAACGAGCGAATCGAGCGAATAGCACGTATGTGCTATCGATCCATGCACCTTAAAAGGACATACTATGTGCGTAGCAATCATTAAGCCGATGGGCAAGAACATTCCTAGCAACGAGATACTGGAGCGATGTTTCAACAAGAACCAGGATGGCGCCGGGCTAGCCTACCAGAACGCAAACAAGACCGGGTTTAAGATCGTCAAGGGCCTGATGACGTATGAGGCATTCAAGGCGGCGCTCGACAAGGCGGTCGCCGATATGGGGGGCGAAGAGGGGGCGCAGAGCAAGCTGGTCTTAATGCACTTTCGAATAGGAACGCATGGTAGTAAGCGCGACCCTAAGCATACCCATCCATTCCCGCTTTCAGGCAGTATACAAAAGCTAGAGGCACTGAAGACTACGAGTGCCCAAGTGTGTATGCATAACGGCATCCTTTCAGGATGGGGTACGAGCACCTACGGCGTAGCAACGCCAGACAAGCCAGCTCTATCGGACACGATGGACTTCATCAAGAACTTCGTCTACCCGTTAGAGCACGAGATCATGGCTAAAGAGGATTCCATCTGGAAGAACAAGCGAGCGCAGACCTTCGTGACCAGGGAGGTAAGAGGCTCAAGGTTCGTGATCGCCAACGCAAAGGGCGGCTTCCTCTACTGGGGCCAGTGGCATGACCACGAGGGCTGCATGTATTCGAATAAGGACTACGAAGCCTACAAGCCGGCGCCTTATACGTACAGCTACCAGCGAGACTTCTATCGCGCCGACGAGTTCGATGACGATTATTGGGTACAAGGCGCGTGGAAGACGAGCGCCTCCTCAACGCCCTCTCTTCCTCCTGCCGCCCCTCTTCCTCCTCTTACCCCCATCGACAGCTATGATGCCCACGACACTATCGACATTCTCGATCTGGTTCCTGGCGTAAAGATAACGCAGCGTATCGTAGACGACGTAGCCGAAGATATTGGATTCCTAAAGGTTGGTGAGAAGTATGGAGTTCGTGTGTTCTTCAAGGCAAAGAAGGAAGGGGCCGGAACATATCAATTCATACCGTCAGCAGATAAAGACGTCTACTTAGACCCGGTTAGTATGGAGGTATGGGCTTTCTCGTGGAGCACGAAAGAATATCGCTATGTAAAGGAAGCCGCCCACTATATGTTGCGTTCTAAGAAGGACGAGAACGTGTGGCATAACTATGCAGAAGTCTAAGGAGAAATCAGCTAAGCTGATAATGAAAAAGGGCAAGCAATGCAACATGTATTACTACTCGAAAGAGTACAAGATTGATGTTGTGGCGCGGGATGCCCGATCGGTAGTCAAATCAATTACTCGGACGAAAGATGATACGCTTATCGGGTATATCTTAACCGAGTTCAAACCAGATTATGCGCCTATACGTACCAGGGCGTTTGTACTAGCAGAGGAGGAACAGAATGGCAAGAGCTAGGCGTTGGACTTGCACCACCATTAACGACGACGGTAGCATCTCGTACTTCTTATTCCACGGAGACCCGTCAAGGAATACCGCGTATCTCAAGCTAACTATTAACGGCAATACCGAGGGGGAAATTGGTACTCAGTTCGATACAGTTGGCGGAGAGTTTGACCTCAAGCCTGACCAACGAGCAGAGATACAGGCCCAAGTACAAAAAGTTCTATTAGAAAACAAAACGGGTAGTGATAAAGCGAGCGGCCTATGGGCGCTACTGTATCGCTACTGGAAAGAGAATAAGAAATAGCCGAAACGCCCACTTCGGTGGGCGTCGATAGGTTAGTGGCTCTACCTATCCCGATGATGGCAAGCCAGAAAGAGAGAGTGTATGGTTATCAATGGCGTAGAAGAGCGCTCGATTAGCGATGTAGACGTATTAGTCTATTGGTCGTATAAAAGCGAGCAGCCAAGCCGGTCTTTTTATATCGATAAGATATTATTAAGATCACCTGATGCTGACATTTGGGATATACTCACCAAAGAACGACAGGTTAATCTCCTGAACAGAGTCAGAGGGAAAGTATTGGAGGACCTATGAAGTTTTCAGAAGCGTGTGAAGAATGGGATTGGCACGACGCCGAGCCCGATGGCAACTGGGGTGCCTGGTATTATGCCGAAGAGGGGCATAAGATTATTATGAGCTATCGTAGCATAATGTCAGACCCGGAGGATGAACATGGAGAAAGTATTACACCCGGACTCAAGCGAGACAAATACCCCCAAGTTCTTATGTGTTCATAAGCATGGGTGGGATTGGTCGCATGGTATGCCAATGTCAGAAAAGCAAAGAAGCGCTATACTCGTCGAGATTAAGAACCGCCCCAAAACAGGGGGTACGGCAAAGATCGAAGTGGTTGATACCAATGACGAGGAGCTAGAGCGACAAGTAGTAGAGCAATTACGATCGGGAAAAACTATTAGAGAAATAAAAGCTATGTTCAAAATTGGTAGCAGTAGAGCTGAGAACATAAGAAAAAAATATCATATACGATTCAATCATAGGAATCGTGAGAGCAAGGACGCCTTTCTTGTACGCTACGAAGAAGGTAAGCGTATGATAGCGGCTGGCGCTACTAGGAAGGAAGTCCAAGCAGCAACACGATTAAGCGACAAGAGTATCCAGAAGATACGAAAGGAGCTCGAAGGTGATACGGATTATTGAACCACCCATAGACCCGCCCGACGATGGGTTCATAGACGATGAAGCACGAGAAGAGTACGAGCGCCGTCGGGAAGACGAGGCGATGGACGCCTGGGACGAGGAAAGGATACGGGCATGAGCGAGTACAATCAAGAACAAGCCGCCATTATTAAAGAGCTGCGCGCCGAGATAGCCAGGCTACGGGCCGACGCTGAGTATGACCAACGCAATGCCGCGATGAGCCAGGCAGAGGCGGCCGCGCATCTTGACACAATCGCCAGGCTCCGGGCCGAGCGGGAGGAGCTGATAAAACTGGCCGATCTTTGGGATCAGCAATGCGGGCGCGAATCGTTTGCTCCAAATTTTGCGGACGAATTACGCGCCGCTCTGGCCGAGAAGGACTAGGTTTTATCAGGGTCGGGATAAGAGATGTTATGCGGACACTCTGCCATATACCGCGCTACGCGCACTATATGGACAACGTGCCAAGAAGGAAGGCGACATGGAAACAGAAATGATTGATAAATTGTTTTTGGAACTATCTCAAGTTTCAAAAGCAAAAACAGAACGAGAATTGCAACTTGAAAGGCTTTTGAAGTGTGTGTTGGAAGCGTGGGAACAAGATGGAGTTAAAAACCAGAACGGTCATTGCCAACTCTACAACCGCGCCTTCCTTCGCATAACAAAGGTTTCAACTTGACTCACTTCGTTCGCAAGTTAAACCAATGTTATACGTATGGCCAAGCATAAGCCTGGCCGAAAAGGGGGAGTAGGATGGACGAATTAGTACACGCGGTCGACGGCATGGAATATCTTGTCACCGATGAGGACAGAAAGATTGCTGAGGTTATGCAAGAGATGTTCCAGGATTACCGAGATAGCCTTAACGAAAACGCGCTAAGGATTGCACAATACCGCTATCGCATCCGCGCCGAAGCGAGGGCCGAGGCAATGAAAGACGCGGTAGCTAGGGCAAGGGATTATTGCGACGAGATATTGATGTGGAATGACGATGCCCAAGATGGCATAGAAGCCGCCATCCTCGCCGACGAGCCGAAGGAGGAGTAAGCAAATGGTGTTTGATTGCGAACTACTAGAAACTTACGGCCAGTCTGTAGCATTGCGGGCCCTACGTAGGCCGATGAATAATGCGATTACTGATCGTAAAGCCTTCTCTCCAGAAGATATGTCACTTGCTCTTAAACTAATAGCTCGTGGTCCAGATCATGCGAAGTTCATGCGCCTTATGGGCGCGAGCTTTTCAATTAAGGCGCCACGATATTGGTGGATAGAGTTTGCTACATATCGCGCTGGTGTAGAGTCTGTATCAGAATCAACCATGCATCGTAAGCTCTCAGAACCATTCCATGAGAATGATTTTGAGTGTGATATATGGACGCCGACAATGAACCAAGTACTTATAGAGCTTAATTGGTTTCGAGAAAATGTCCGTAATGGGAAGGCTTATTTAGAGGACTTAAAGGCAAGACTACCTGAAGGCTTCCTTCAGACCCGTGATCTTTCGATGTCATACCAGGCATTGCGATATGTATACTTTAGTAGACACAACCATAAACTTCCGCATTGGCGAGAGTTTTGTAGAGTGATTGAAGGCCTACCATTGGCCGAACTTTTATGTACGGAGAGCGCCGTAATAACGAGCGCGAAGAAAGAAGGTGCAGTATGAAGAAGCTCGACTCTCTCGACGTAGTAACCCACATCATGTTCTGGACATCATTCTTGCTCTTAGCCTTTTTATTTTCACGCATGGCGTGGTAGCAATGCCTAGAAATGAAGCAGAATTTGTCGCTGAATATGGGCCTGTGCAATATCGCACACACCAGTATATCGGTGTCAAAGTAGATGGATGGTACTTTGTCTATCTATGGCTTCATAACGGACAAGCCTACAGCTTTTCAATGATTTTCACGTATGATAATCGGAAAGGAGGAATACAGAAGTTGACTCAAAAGTATGGACGACCGCTTATATCACGATGGTGGACAAAAGAAAAGACTCGTATCTTTCGACACCCAAATACAAGCGCTGTTGTCTATACACAGGAATTGAAAGAGGATGGATGGTTTGTAATCACCACCCATATCGTTGAACCAATACCACTTATAGAGGTGCCAAAAGGTGAAAAAGAAGAATACTTATGGGCTGTCCTTCGACATCGTAGAGCAGCGGCGCAAGCTCGGCCTAACTCAAGGTGAGCTGGCTAAGAAAGCGCGTGTTACCCAAAGTGCTCTATCATGTTGGGAGCGTGGGTTCTGGGCACCCACCAAGGTAGAGCAGATCAAACGCCTAGAAAAAGTCTTAACAGACAAGCGAAGGCTAAGGAGGGTCAATGGGTAGAGGTGGCTCATCAAGAGGCTACCACTTTATTAGTGAGTATCGGTCGTGCCCACGCAAGTGGTTCCTGCTGAATATAGTTGGGCTAGAAAGTCCTGACCTTAATGCCGCAACATCTATGGGCACAATACTACATGCAGCTCAGGAGAAGTTTTTCTGTGGCGATTTTCGTGAATACGAGAATAGCTATCGATCAGAAATACTAGAGCTATCAGAACCATATCGTGCCGCCTGGTTCGAAGATGAGGACTTCGACGAGGCGATTGACAAGATGGCAAAAGGCTTTCAGCGTTGGCGCAACGAGTTCGGTAAACATGACCTAGAGACTTATGACACCGTAGGCGTAGAACTTGAGCTGAAAGCCATGCTCCCTATAGGTATCGAAGTCACAGGCCGTATAGACCGCTTGTTCCGCGAGAAAGCTACAGGAGCTTTAGTGTTCCATGACACTAAGACTACAAGCTGGGGAGCCGAGGCCGCTCACAAAAAGGTGGAGCTAGACGATCAGGTAACCATGTACACCTGGTTGTTACAGCAACACTATGATGACCAGCCTATAGAGATGATTCCTGACATCATGTATATGCGTCCTAAAGTTCCAACCTGTCATAGATTTGGCGCTATTAGACGTAGCCGACAAGATGTAGAAGCATTAGTATGGGGTCTATGTCATGACTATGACGAGCTTAGGCGGAACCTAGAGTGCTACGAATCCAACTGCGCTCCGCCTGAATACTTGTTCCCTCGACATGCAACGGTGTGCTCAGAGTTTGGTTGCGAGTTTGAGGCCATCTGCCGAGCGCGCCTCGACGAGGAAACGCCGCCACCGCTAGGCTACACTCGCTACCAGCCCCTTACTCTATCAGCACTTTTCCCGAAAAACGGCATTGACAGCAATTCAGACCAAGCGTAGAATAAGAGAACCCTATGGCAATAGCATTGATACAACACAGCTTAGTGTTCTTCTTTCTTCCCACCTTGGCCTGGGTTGGCGATGAACAAGGCTCCAACTCAATTCAACTCTCGTTCCTAATGTGGTCGCTCATTCTGGGCGATGGGAGGTAATATGGCCTTTGATCCTAGCAAAAGCTCCTTCAATATCCAGGTGTATGGCAAGCAAAAGATCAAACCTGGTCGCAAGTACATTGTGTACGGAATGTTCGGCACGGGTAAAACCACTCTAGCCGCATCATTTCCCGACCCTATATTCATCGATACTGATTTCGGTGAGAACGTAGCTCTGGTAGAGCGCGGCATACCATACATGACGCCACCGCGAGAACGCTACTATACCACTACGTACAACTTCATTAAGAGCTGGATTAACCAGAGCGATGTGTTTGACCCCGAAGGTGGACCATTCGCTGATCGCAAGACCCTCGTGATAGATACGTGGACCAAGCTAAACGCCACGCTTCTGGAAGAGGCGGCGCGTGAAGGCGGCCGTGATCTTACTAAGGTGAAGGCAACCTTTACCGACTGGGGTCTGTTACGATCAAGGCAGTTCTCGATCATGGACGCTATCACACAGCTATGTGATTACCGTGGTATTGATGTCGTTATCACGGCGCAGCCAGCAGTGATGGGCGATGAGATGGAAGAGGCTAAGAAAGGCGATGACGCAGATGGTTATAACCAAGTCGTTGGTATGCCTAGCCTCATCGGTGGATATAAGCGTTCATTCGGAGCAGACACCTCAGAGCTTTGGTATCTGGAAACGGTCCAGGCCGCCACTCCGGTGCGTCGTCTTTGGACCCAGCCACGAAACTCCTACTACGCCAAAACTCGTATTGGTTTACCGCCATCGATTGATCTACCTGTCACCGAACAGTACGCCAAGATCAAATCCTTGATGAAGATATAATGCGAATAATGATTATGGCGATGTTATTCACCGTATTGGTAATAACACCGCTCATTATTACGATCGCGCATTGGCTCTATGTATTCTGGGTTGCAGTGCGAGATGGATTCCGCAACGGTAAAGAAAGCTAGTGTTAGACAAGAGCGTTGCTCAGAGTCACACAGCTTGTTAGTTTCTGGAGGTATCTATGGATACGAGTCGTTATTCTACCTGGACCCCGGCCGTTCTCGTTAAGGGCAAGTACGAACTCAAGGTCGATGGTGCTGAATACTTCGAGTCGAATAAGTTCGACGACAACGGAGAAAAGAGCACCGGCATGAAGTTCACCTACGAGGTGGTAGGCCCCGGCGATGCGGTGCTTTCCAACGGCGCCTGTGCTCTCGGCGAGAAGTTCAGCGAACTCATGCTTCATCCGAAGGAGTCTTCGAGCCCGAAGTACGTAGAGATGTGCTCTCGCAAGTGGAGCTCCATGCTCAAGTCGATCTTCGGCGAGCATGTGCCCCCTCGCGTCGAGCCGGAAGATTTCATCGACAAGGTGTTCGTTGCTCAGTGTAATCCCAAGTTCGATGAGTTCGCTCAGGCCGAAGTGCCCAACATCGGTTGGCGCGGGCCTTACGGCAGTTAAGCCCACAGGGGTTGGCTACGGCCCCTAAGCCGAACACGTGAGGTATACGGGATGGACCACACCAACGGTGCTGACAACCCGCTCATGTGTTCATGCTAAGATGACGTAGCAGTGGGAGGACGGTGACGGGATACTAAGTGCTGGGCGCAAGCCCACTGCCCAGGGGGGTTCAGCTCCCCCCGCCCACTAGAGGCCGTTGGCCTAACTTATATGGACCAGCACCTTATGCTGGAGAGTCTGTGATGATGAGGTTTTGAAAAGAGGCGACCAATAGGTGAGCCGATGATCTTATAGCCTATATCAGGCGACACAGGGAAGTAGCGCAATGGTAGCGCGCCAGCTTTGGGAGCTAGATGTTGTGGGTTCGAATCCCATCTTCCCTAGACTCCGTATGGAGTTATTATCACGGTACGCGTTCCACCGAAACGGGCGCGGGTAACATTATAAAGAACTCGTAATAGCTGCCCTGGCTCCGTTGGAGATGGGCGGCACATGGAAGCGTATCGACGCGCCGGGATTGATTGGCCCCCGGTGGATTAGGGGTACTGCGGGTTCAAGTCTCGCCGCTTCCAAGAAGTCTACCGGCGGGCTGAACACCGGAGAGGGCCTGACGATTTCAGGCTAAGGGTACCTCCACCGAAGGCACGAAGCGGAGGCACTGGCCATGATAGGCCCGCAGGAGAGGCGGAAGGGGTTGATCGCCCGGAAGCGTTATCCGGCCCCGGCGATACGGGGCGCAAAGCGGGATCGTAGCTTAGAAGGGCTTGGGAACCTAGGATAACCCATGACCCACAAGGAAAAGCACCGGGTAGTCCGGAGACGCGGGTTCGAGTCCCGTCGATTCCAACACGTCCTGAGTCGGAGAAATAATGGCCGCATTATTTCAGCGATACGGGATACTTGCCAGTGTAGCTCAGTTGGTAGAGCAGGTGATTTGTAATCATCAGGTCTGGGGTTCAAGTCCCCATGCTGGCTATAAGGAGGAACTATGGAAGGAAAGAAGCATGACGATGGCAAGCTAAGGTTTGACCTAATCCCACCAGAAGCGGAGCTCGCACTGGCAACAGTAATGACCATCGGAGCCGCCGAGTATGGCGAGGAAAATTGGTCAAAAGGAATGGACTGGAGCCGAGTATATGCGGCCACCAGACGGCACCTATACTCCTGGTGGACAGGTGAAGAGAAAGACCCAAAGACCGGGCTGTCACATTTATGGCACGCCCTAACTAATGTTGCCTTCCTGGTAGCATATGAGGTTCGCAATGCAGGAAACGACAATCGTAAAGATCATGCGCCTTGTAGACGCATTAGCGGCGTTGGGACTATTCGCAATCTCGACGGTCTTCTCGGTCTTGCTGTTCGGGAGGCTTGCAGGGATGAATCAGGCCAGCCGCCTGATCTTTCAAAGTTTTGCAGTGATCTTCGAGCTGTCCAAGATAGCCTTGTGGCTACAGGGGGTATACAAGAATGAGCGCCTTTTTAAGGCGATTGCTCTTGGTATGTTCGTAGCATCATTAGTTGGATCAACAGTCGCTTTAATAGGTGAACAAGCCGACCGAGATAAAATCGTACAGCTTAGCCAGGAACTTAGCTTACTAGAGACTGAAACCTTAAAAGGACAGATCGAGGAGGTACGAATTGAAATGGCAACGACCATTGCCCGGCTCAATAGTGGAATCGGATTGGCCTCCGACAACCGGAGCCGTTTGGACCAGCTCCGTGATAAGCAAAGACAACTTGCCGTGGCACTTGAGAACGCGCAAAAAGAAAGGCTCACGGCGAGTCTTAACCAGGATGCGGGCAATGAATCCGAGAACCCACTCAGGTTCCTCGCGCAGGTCCTGGGTATTAAACCGGAGATATTCAGACTCGCATACACCTTCTTTCTGGCCCTGTTATGCGATGTCGGCGGACTCGCTACAGGTGCCGCCGCAATCAAACGAGACGCAGGAACTAGAGCGCGGCCAGCTTTACTTTATCTGGTAGCCAATCAAACCTGTCATATCTTAGAACCGGGCTCAAAAAGCAGAACAGCTTGCGCGAGAGCCTATCACGGGGATATAGTAGAAATTCCAACTGGACGCATCTGTCCAGACTGTGAAAGGAGCTTACATGCATGACCTGAACACCAGCTATAGCTGGCTCACTAGCGCCAAGATTGACTTCCTAAAAGGCGGCTTCTATGACGGCGCCCTCGGCGCCACTCTTCTCTTTACCGGCCGCCCTGTTGACTCCGGCGAGGCCGCTTCTCTCCTCTCGGCCCTCTTATCTAACGAATCACTGCTCCCGAAAGACAAGCTGGTCAGAATCGTAAGTAGCAAAGGCACCTACGATGACAGCAACGGCAACTTCACAACCCTTATTAGAGCTCTAAAGAAGTATGGGTTCCTTGTTACTGGCATCGTGACTCAGGAGATAGGCCAGTGGGCTGATGAACTTATGTGGGTGATAGCCAGAACCCAGCACCATCTTCTTATGTTCCAGCCTAGCGAAGTCTGGTACTCCCCTGTTGAAGAAGAGAATATCCCTGACATACGGATGCCATTCAATCCACAGCAGATGACGTTCCTGTATTTCGATAAAACGAAAACGACTGATGTAACAATGGAGTTCTTCCGCCGCAGTCAGTATCATTGGCAGTTACTATGATTGGAGGGTCAATCTTTGAGGCCCTGTTCTGGGCGTTGCCGGGTCTTGGCTTATTAGCGACAGCGGCTATCCTTGCTCGATTAGCATATATGTTCGGCAGATTATTTCGATCAAGGAATGACAATGGAAACCAAAGAACTCATTCGTAGAGCTCGCAAAAAGGCATACCGTAAAGGCGAAGGAATCGATAAAGAAAATCCGGGGAAACGAAAACTTATTGCAGAGGCAGATGCATGGCTCTCTCGTTATGTACGTCTTTCTGCATACAATGATCGTGGCCTTGTAGAGTGCTATACATGCAACAAACTATTCTACATTAAGAATATCCAATGCGGTCACTTTATTGGTCGCGGTCATTATAGTACCCGCTTTGATATTCGCAACGTGCGACCGCAATGCAAGCTCTGTAATGGAATGAGGGGCGGTGAACCTGGAGCCTATGCTCGTAGGTTGATTAAAGAAATTGGTATGGATGAGTTCTTAAATCTACTTGAGATAGGCGCTGACCACGCCATTCTAAAAACAGAAGACCTACAAGAACTTATCGTCACATACAAAGAGCAGACTGGAAACCTTCTAAAAGTACATCATCTTCAACCCTGGTGGTAACCTATGGCACGAACAAGAGAAGAGCTTTTAGCCTTACTAGGTGCGAAGCCAGCAGATGAATCCTTGTATGAGGATGATGATTTTGAAGACGACATCCCTGAAGACGAGTCTGAAGGGGAGCAGAAAAGGAAGCGCCCGGTAAAGAAGAGCCGCCGGGGGAAGAAGGCGGAAGAGGAAGAGGAAGAGGAAGACGGGGAGACAAAGCCGTTCTACAGGCTACAGCAACCTGGCCCCAATCATTACGAAGGGCCGACGCCCGTAGGATTTGTGCCGCCTCCAGGCTTCTTGATGAAGGATATACAGGACCAGTATATCCCGAAGAACTCTTTCATTGGCGACTTTGTATACAGCCTAAAGGGGTACGAGTCGCCAGTCCTTTTCAATATATGGGGCGCACTATATGCGGCTTCTGTAATGTCTGGGCGTCAGACCTGGTTCAAGTTTGGTCGTGATAAACTCTGGCCGAATCTGTTCCTAATCTGGATTGCTAAGCCAGGCGTTTGCAAGAAGAGTACCGCTCTAGGTCTAGCTACGAGGCTAATACAGGAGTTGCCAACGCGCTATGAGGATGACCCCTATATGCGTGAGGCTAAGAGCATAGATTACATAACGAGTAAGGCAACCGCCGACTCCTTGTTTATGTCATTGAAGCCTAAGTTTAGAGCGTTCTTATTACCAGACGGTTCAGTGTTTAGTGAAAACTTTGGTAGCCGAACGTATGTTTCGGCATCAGAGCTTGCCACGTTCTTGAATGTAAAGAAGTTCAATACAGGTCTAGTTGATACGTTGACTGATCTCTACGATTGTAAAGAGCGTGATCGTGAGTTGACGCGGGTGCGAGGCATTGAAGAGTTTAATAACTTCTTTTTCTGTTTAGGTGGTGCGTGTACTCCGATGCATATGCAGACCGCTTTCCCGCCAGAGGCAATGGGCGGTGGCTTTATGTCACGGTGTATCCTAATCCATCAAGAGTTCCCAAGTGTTTGGCATCCACTCCCCGAAGTTTATGAAGGTTTCCCGACACAGGACAACCTATTGGACCGTCTGGTCTGGCTCTCGTATAATACGAGAGGAGAGTACTATCTTACGGAAGAAGCGATGGCTGAGTATTCCAAGTGGTACCGATCGTGGCGAGAGGATTTGTTCAAGCGCGGCGTCCAAGATGATGCTCTTGCAGAGACAAGGCAAGATGTCTTAACGCTCAAGGTTGCTACTTTGATTCGTATGTGTGAATATCGAGAGGGCCGCGATGTTACGCTCCAAAATTACCAAGATGCTAGGCGACTACTGACCTATACATTATCACACGCCAGTCTCATAGCCCGCGGTTTAGGTGCGAAGGAGAAACAGACTGCGTACCTAAAGATCAGGAACTACATACAGAAGTACGGGGAGATAACGAGGCGCAAGCTGCTCTCACTCTGTTCTCCTCGTGGTATCTATGTAGCTGAGATAGCACCAGCTTTGGTACAGCTTATGCAAGAAGGTTTGATTACTATAGCAGTCGGTGGATTCATTAGGCACACGCCGGGTACCCAACCGGACGAAGTATACAAATGGTGCGGTCTCTCACAGGAAGAGGAACGAGAGTCGCAACAGGCACAGCTCGGAGGAGTATAATGCCCAATCTACTAGAACTTTGCGATATTACATTGGAAGATTTAGAAGTGCTCTATCAGCAAGAGAAGAGCGTAAAACGTGTAGCGAAAGCACTCGGTGTATCGAGGCCAACAGCTACTAAGTGGCTTCGCATTGCTGGTGTGAAAACACTTGGGCACAGACCACCAATTCCTCCGACGACATCAATGGTTGGAGAGTATGGCGCCGTAGCGAAGTGGCTTAAAGCAAATCCAGGGCGTAAGCTCCCGAAGTCTACAGCCGCCGCCGCCGAGGTTGTGGGTTGTAGCCAGCATGCTATCTGGAACTATCTCAAGCGTAGACGCCAGCGTATCACGAGATACCTTGATAGTTTTGGTGACTGGAGAAAGCTGAACATGATACTGGTTGATAGCCAGGACAGGCATATCAACACCCAGCTTGTGCAGGACTACTCTTATAGGTTCCACCCGCGAAGCTACAAGCTAGATATAACAATTAAGGTTGCAAATGTAGAGTTTTATTGCCAGTATTTATTAAAAGATTTCTTGACAATCATAAGAGCTGCTGCTAAAGTATAGGTGGGTCATGCCATAGGACCTCCTTTCGCTGTTCGGGGCGCCTTCTCTGGTCGGGGGGCGCCCCACTTTTATCTATCGAACGGGCTGTCGATGTATCCCCATTCACGTAATTCCTTACTCATCGGGCTCGAAGCCATAGCAAGCATACCTTCGTACCATCGCCCCTCAGAAAAGTATCTAGCGGCATCCGCCGTGTGCCTAAAGACTGTCGGGATAGCGGTACGGATTGCAGAGTTCTTTAAGCGAGCACGCGCCATGGCGCTATCCTGGTTGCCGCCTAACGACTGCAAAGCATCGTTAAGCATAATCCAGTAGGGGCCACCAGAGAACTCGAACGGGTCACTCCACAAGAATCCTGTATAGTTGATGCCAACAGTCTGGAAGGCTGTATAGATCGCGGTAGACGTGGCAACGAGGCTTGCTGTACGCGCTATGATACGAGCAGGGTCGCCACGTGTCAGCATGTCGCGGTAAAGATTCAGCGCTCCTACAGGGTAAACGCCGAGCTTGCCGAACAGGCGTCCTATTACACCCCGGAAAGCAGCGCCCTGTGTTCCCTTCATATAGTTAAACATCGTAAGGTCTGAGAGCTTCTTACCAAAAAGTTCCTTGGCCCCATCAAACCTGCCCATCGAAACTAAATCGAGGAGTTCAGTCTGTAAGGTCTTGTCGAGAATGTCTGCGTTTATCTCCTTCAAGAACTGGCTCTTCGTGATTATACCCTTCGCTAGCCGCTGGGACTTCTCCTCTATCAAATCCTCCGCCACCTTAGCGCATATAGCACGAGTAATCATATCAGAGTTCTCAAGCGGATTAAGTGATAGTTCAAGCCAATTTTTTATAGGGCTCTTTGAAAGGTCGTGACCTTTATATAAAGAATCTGAGAACCATCCACGAGAGATAAGATCATTTACATATTCAGGATGATCTACTACATACTGGATAGCACCCCAGGCACGAGGCTGGCCTACGACAACACCAAGCAAGGTAGTCTGTGTGAGGTTGCGTGGGATCGCCCACATACGACCGGCTTGTGTAGATATAGTGAAGTATGAATTGAGCTTACCAATAAGGTCATCAGTAACGAACTTGCTGAAATCGACTTCCTTAAACGGAGCCGTCTCACCTAACTTGCTTAGGAACTTATCATAGATAAACTTTGTCGCTTTGTAAGATGCGTTCTTAACCTGTTTGCCCATTGTTGTGGTTGCCCCAAACATCTCCATAATAGAATCACGGAGATGATGAGCCATCACACTAGCTTCCTTGCCTGTCGCCTTGGAGTTAGAGAACTCTTGAAAAATCTTCTTAACCTGGCCTACAGCGTCACCAATAAACTTCGACTTGTGCGCTTCATTTATATAAACAAGCATTGCCCGATAAGGGTTCTTATCCGTCATGGCATCAGCGAGTACGGCGGTACGAAGGTGGGCGGCCCTTAGTTCAAGCTCCTTTGGAATCTGGTCGCCATACACAAGACGCAGATAATCAAGGGCCATCGTCGGCGGCTCTTGACCAGCGGCTATCATTTCGTGTAAAGGTTTCATAACACGAGGAGCGTAGTAGTTAAGACCCTTGCCGTCCGCGATACCGTAAGACTTATTGAACTCCTCATAGAAAGCCTGAATCTTGCCTACTGCATCACGCACTTGTGGTGTAAGTTTCTGCCATACTGGTGCTGTCTTAGGAACAGTAAGAGCTAAGGATATGTCATCGTAATGCTTCGGGTGAATATCCTTAAAGATGCCGTCAATCGCTGGCCTAAACTTCTGGTTCAATGAGTTGACGAGCTGGAAGTTTGTTAGAAGTGAGCGGTAGCTTTTAAGCAGAGATGCATTACCAGTCTTTGTAGCAAAGTCTTCCAGAGCAGTTTCAACCGGGAACAAAGCCATACCAATGGTTTCATTCCGTACAATTTTGGTGTAGATTTCACGGGCTTTCCCCATTCGATTAAGTTCATCAACGACAGCGATGTTATCCTTATGAATATCAAGGTTCGCAGTCATCCCATTACCAAGAAGATCAATCGGGCCGTCAGGCAATTGATGAGCTTGTAGGAACTTTTCAGCGTCAGCCTTAGAGCGAATATCAGTAGCAGCGCCAGTTGAATCATAGGCGCGCATAACGCCATCGGGACCAACTTTAGTATAGAACCCACGCATAGTCATCTCACTCATAAATATGTCTTGAGTGAACTCCTTTATGCGTTTCAGCTCAGCTTTAGCGGCGGCGGCAGTACCAAGCTCGCGCTCTATACCTGTGTCAGGGTCAAAGACAGTATATACAGTTTTCTGTATATCGTAAGTGATCGTTCCGCGAGAGTCAGCAGTTAGAACCTTAGCCTTGCCAGTGGCAGATTTAGGAGACTTCATAAAGGCCGAAGACATTTCCAGCAGATTCTCTGTTGAACCAATCGCAATACCATCTTTAACTAAGGCTTGCCCGCTTTCAGCAGAGACTACCCATGTGGATGGCCCAAGGTAACTAGGGAAGGCGGCGAAGGAGAAGGCAGCAGAGAGTTCAGGTGATGTGTCGAGAAGCTCCTGTATTGATGCTGCTTCTTGTATCTCTTTATTACCACGATATAAGGCAAACATCTCAACTTCACCACGCTTAAACGGTTTTAATCGGAGACCCGAAACATCAGCAATCAGGCCGGTAACATCATCGAGTGAGAGTTTCCCCTGCTCAAGCAGGGACCGATATACAAACCTAGTGGCCTTATCGATCGTATCAAAGCTCTGCCCGCCGATAACAATGGTACTGCCTTTGAACTTAATATCAGTACCAAGCTGAGATTTAACCACGGTTTCAAGAGCTATGAGCGAGCCGCTTCTCCTAAGCGGAGCGCTTCTGGCGATCTCTTCTATCTCGGCCGCCCTCTTCCCCACCAGGCTCACCGCCTCCGGGCCGCCCACATCATCAGCCAGCTTTTTAGCATAGTCGAATATGTATTTTCGATATGCCCGCTCCATTTCAGGAGTGGAAATATCACTTGGCAATATAACGCGTTTAGCTAGATAATCAGTTTCTACATTAGCCTTTAAGAATGCATCATTACTCTCAATGAAAGAGATGTTTTTGATGTATTTCTGTACGTCCTTAGCATCGAAAACCGTACCAGTAGAAGCAGCCATGTTTGTTATAAACCACTTCACATCTTCGGTACGAGCCTTTCCAACCTTGGGCCGAATGATCTGCTCCAACTGCTTAGGATCGTAAATGGTATCGACAGGCATCTTAACTTGGAACTGTTTCTGGAGGGTCATCTTCGGGCTAAAGCCAGTGGCGAACTGCCTAGCTTCGTCATAATTAACGACAGTGGCATTGGCGTTCTGCACAGCCCAGCGCCAAGCCGAGTCAAGATCAGCGAAATCCTTTACCTCTGTGGCGTCACCAATAAAGGGCCTGAGTTCCCATACTTTCTTGTCAGCGTTTTCTATGAGAGAGAACCCAGCCGTACCAGCCACAGCCTTAGCCCGAGCCTCTGGAGTATCAATGCCATTGCGGATGGCCTCGACAGTAACACGATAGCGATTTAAGTCTTCCATTACCATCTTGTATGATTCAGGAGCCCTCATGCGGAGCCCTTCGAGATGGCCCTTCTTTAACTTGCCAGAGAACATAAAGTCAGTGAACTCTTCCCTGAACTGATCAGGGTTCATTTCCGCCCACTCTTTAACAACCTTGCTATTAGCTCTGCCAAAACCAACAAGAGAACGATAGATAGCTTTCATGCCTACAATGGCTGGCGTAAACGCGGCCCAAGCTACCCAATCAAAAATGACTTCGTTACCTAAGCTCTTCGCTATATCAGTAAGGGCGGCCTTGCTATTAGGATTCTGGAAAAGATAAAGCGCCGTATTCTCTGCTGTCGAAATAACACTTGTTAATACGGACTGAACAGCCTGTTCACCAAGCTCTCCAACAAGACGAGAACCTAAAGAAGATTTGATACCACCAGCGAACTTAGCGATTTTTCCTGTGGGGCCTAACAGATTCTTAGTCAACACCCCTGCTTTACCAAGAGAGCCAACCAATGTCATGCTGGTAATCACAGCCTCAGCCATACCAATAACTACAGCCGCAGTGTTGGCGTTAGCTTCAAGATCGAGCAAGGCTTTCTTGTCAGCGTTGGGCGCCGACTGCAATGAACGCATAAGCATTTCATTGATCTTACGTCCATCGCGCCCATAGATCGCAGCATAATTTTTGTCTTCATCAAAAGCGCTGGCAACACCAGCGATCATGTTACCAACAATAGAACTTCGAGTGGATTCAACGAGCATGATTCGCTGCATCGCCTCTCTCTGAGCATCAGGATCACCGGCTCCTATGCGAGTGGCAAGATGCTTAAAGCGTATAACATTAAGATCGTTCTCGTTCTCAAATACTGGCGTACCATTAACGATTTCATCGTAAGCCATCACGCGCTCTTGTGGTTTAAGCGCAGAAAACTCGGGGAGCCGAGGAAGATTCTCCTCGGCCCACCCTTGACGAATATGGCGTTGCTCGTTAAAGGTCAGTTTCTTAAACTCTGGATGCGACTCCAACTCTTTGATTGATAAGAACTGACCAGTAGACATGCAAGCCTCCCATTATCATCGACCAATACGACGCTTAAAATCTAAGTACATAGCACTAGGCTCATAACTACCTTGCTCCTCAGCGGGAGCTTGTGGGCCACCGATAGGGCTTAACAGCCTGTTACCAATCGCTGTTGTTTCAGCGCTAGAGAGTGGGGTAGTCTTGAGGAATTTTTTCAAGAACCCAACCTTCTGGACATCATCAATCTGACCACCAGTGATGAACTGGAAAACCTTTACAGCTTCATTCAACTGGGAATCGTCAGCGCGAGCCCTCTCAATACCCTTCTTCTCAATCACTGTCTTGTTGAGTTCAAGGTACTTAGCACTGGTATCATACGCGAACTTTAACCAGGTGGCAACCTCATCCCCCTGTGAGGCGCGTTCCTGTAGCTCGTAGTACTTCCACTTGAGAGCGAGTTCTTCGTACTGTAACTCGCGGTCAAATTTCTTATCACGATAAGCAGCCGCATTTTTATCACCAAGAAACAGGGCGATCTCTTCCGGCTCGGCATTACGATACCAGCGAGCGAAATCAGCTCCCATTTCCTTTGTATAACGAGAGGTTTCTGGAGTAAGTTTCAAAGCGGCGCCAAGCTCCTTCATGCCCTGAGCATGAACTTTCTCGCCGAGCTTATCCACCTGATCACCCAACTCTGGATTGCGATCAATCGCGGCCCCAAGGGTAGGGTTTTTATCAAGAGCTGCTTCACGTGCGCTCATAGCCAGCTTCTTAACTGCACCCGCTAAGGTCTTGTTGGTCTGTGGTGTAATCTGAGGTATCTTAATACCAAGATACTCACCAAAACCCTGGAGGGAAAAGTCAGCGGGGGGAGTAGCAGCCGGGTCCGGGGAGGCGGGGGCCGGCGCAGGGGCGCCAGGCCCGGCAAGAGCCTGAGTCTGTGGAGAAGCTGGGACGTACTGTGGGCCAGAACCAGGCTGGCTAAAGAACATAGCTGCGTCCTGCTCGGATATGCGCGGTGTAGCGGCCGGGTCCTGCGAGTCCATGCCACCACTAGCAGCGGGTATACCGCCATCCATGCGCGGAAGCATGGCGGGATTTGGCGGATTCTGTGGATTCTGTAAGAGAAGCTGAGCCCAGAGCGGCGCCTTCGACTCTGGCACTACGAACTCACGTTCACCACCTTCACCGATAAGAGCCAGGGTCGGTTCGCTAACAGCGTCTCCAATAGCTTTATTTGGCAACTGTCCCTGGATGGCTGCCAGAATTGTTTTAGCTTGTTCAAGCGTTGCAGGAGTTTTGACCTCTTTATTCTGGAGAAGATAATTCCATATCGCTTTCTTTTGATCCTCATTTAGACCACTAGGTAATGGAGGCGGTAGTGGTGCGGATTCTCCAGTTGGTCCAGCTCCGCGCTGTATAGTAAGTGGCGGTATAGCATTTTGACGCGCCATATATTCAGCTTGCGATGCTTTGAACGCAGGAGACTGCGTAAGATTTTTAATAGCTGTAAGTACAGCACCCTTCGCTTGTCCAGCCGCAGGATTCTTAGCCTTCCATTCAAACCCAGGGATAGCCGTAGGGTTAGCCACTAGAAAATCCCACATAGCATCTGCTTCTTCCTGGGTAATGGAGTCTGGTTTATCCATCTTAGAGAAAACAGCAGTAATATAATCAGGCTTTTGACCACCAGGGTCAGATTTCTGAACAAGATCACCAGGGCCAATAGCCTTAATACTCCAATCTTGTGGCTCTTCATTAAAACCAGTCATTGTATTTGGCGTAGTACCAGAAACTACTCCACCAGGAATCGTAGCAACAGGACCGCCGCCACCCTGTGGCGCGGGTTGAGCGCCAGGCATTCCCATCATGTAGCGGGCGAAGTAAGAGTCGGCAGTGTCTTTGATCTGCTGAGGCGTCATCCGGTTGCCAGTGGCACGGTTGCGAGCGTTAAGTGCGTCGATATATGTGTTGTACTCTGTGGCGAGGAACTGAGCTTTTTCGTTCTCAGGTAGATTCGCCCAGAGTTGCATACGCTGAGTCTCACGGTCGTTAAAATCAGCAAGGGCCTTGTCAGCAATCTCACCTAATTGCTTATAGCCTTGGGCCTGACCAGCTTGTAGAGAACCAAGCATAATGTCACTAAGCCGATTGGCGTTAGGATCAGGGGGTGCAAATCCAGCGCTTACTACGTTCATATCTTGACTCCTTTACGATATGCCTAAAAGTTTCTTGAGAGCAGCGCCCCAGTCTTGCCCGGCTGCTTGGCTACCAAATCCATTAAATCCACCACCCATCATAGCCTGCCCAATCTGGTTAAGGAAGCCGGGATTCTCTCTGCCGAACTGTGGCATCATAAACGTTTGCTGTGCATGCTGGCCCATTAGGTTACCCATATTAGCACCAAGCTGTCCATACATGGACATATTGTTTTGAGCTCCACCAAGCACGTTAAGCATTTCATTGGTACGATTAAGCTCGCGGCCGTAGCCAGCTTGAGCCATTGGATTGAAGATATTGTTAAAGCTATTTGCCCTCATCTGTCCGAGCTGGGCTTGGGCTTGCATCAATGGCTCAGAAGCGCCAAGAGCTAAGGCGGCTAACTGGGCACCACCGAGAGCCCCACCTGACTTAGCTAAAGCGTTCTCTATGCCACGGGTAGCATTGCGCGATGCAAGCTGGGCATAGTCTTCCATACTCGAACCGTTTTGCATCATCGCGGCATTGGTAGCCTGATTTGCGAAGTCAATCATACCAGGCTGAGTGCGCGAGAAGGAGTCCCAGATAGTGTTAGAGTCACGGTTAGCGAGCTGCTGAGCGCCTCGGTAGGCATCCCCCGCCTCGACCCCCCACCCCTCGGCACCTTTCATCCACGCGTTAGGATTCATTGCTCCATTTTGGAGCATATTCCAGAAAGAACTTGACCGTCCATAGTTAAGATCACGGTTATTCGGGTCGTATCCCATACTGGAGTTAAAGTCTTTAAGCCAATTAGCAGTCATGTCCTGCATCTTAGGTTGAGTCATAGCGCTTAAAGCAGCGCCACCAACGCCCATACCTAATGGCAACAGCATGTTCAACATATCATTCCTCCCCTGCGGTGTTACGTACAACCTGCTGTCCACCACCGCGCAGCCGGATCGTTATTTCCTCTAAATTAAAAGGCTTGAGTTCAGGATCGTTGCTTCTAAACTCTAACCTAAACCGAAGGTTTGTCCCATGAAGCCTAAAATGAATCTCTTCTTCATCTTCATCGGGGTCTATACGTACTGTACCAAGACGTTTCCATGTACGGCCCTTTGTGTTTGAACCAAAGACTTCAAACGCAATAGGTACTGTACGGGTAAACTCAGTATTCCCTATGCGGGCGGCCAGCTTAAAGGCCACCTTGTTATTGTCAGGTGTATCGAGATCAATATCACCAGTCTCAAAGATCGCTGTAAAAGTCTGAGTTACAGTCTCGCTTCCAACCACAACAGAAGTTGTGCCCAAATTATTGAGCATAATATACAGTATACCGTCCGAAGAAGACGCTATTACTTTAGCGGCTGAAAACCCTGATAGCTCAGAATACCAGGAGCCGTTAGTATCAGCGATATAATCACCCCAACTAACACCAGGCACATCCATCCATCGACGAGATACCGCTGTAGAAATATCCTGCATGGAAGTTATCTCTGGTATCTGGACGCCGAAAGTAGACCAAGCGTTTGTTTCTGGATAATAAGAACAGAACCGATTGATAGAGGCTACGGTTGGATTCGTACCCATGCCAACGATCAAGCGCTTATGATGAGAGTCAAAGATCATTGTAGTATTAGACTTAACAATATCTGTTGCACGAATAGTTTCCCTAAGTATGGGGCACTTCATACTCTCTATACTAAAGTCGCCTTTCTCAGTTCGTTTAAGCGCGTTAATATAGAAGAAGTCATCACGCCCAGCAAAGCAAATACCACCTAATACACGTGAGAAAGCTCGTGGGCCTATGATCGAATTACCACCAGATTCTAGCGGACGGAATATCCAGGCAGCCGCAAACTCGGCGTCATAACCATATGGCTGCCCGAAGTAGATTCCATCATCGGTGAATACTACCGGGTACTCTTCATATGCAGTTATTTTCTGCACCACACCGCGCAACTGAGTAAGATCAACGAAATCAAGTTGACTAAAACTGAACTGGTTTCCAGGGATGGCGCTTGACCAACGAACCCTCTGTTGCCCACCAGCTTCTCCAGTGTTGCCTACAACTAGGCGACCAGAAACAAAGGCAATCGTTACCGCCCCATTGAATACAGGGTTATCGTTTTCATCAAGCGGCTCTTCTCGACGTAGGAAGTAGCCATCATAAACCATAATACCAGTTGTTGTAGTACCATCAACAAAGAATAGTTCTGTAACGGAAGCTGCCCACTGTACCACGAATGGCTTGGTTGTATTAAAATAAAAGTCAGATGGTGGTGTACCAGCCTTTTGAACTGGCAACCACTCTTTACCGTCCGCAGTCTTTAATAATCTACGATTAGTTAGTGCAACAATTTGTCGCCCTCCACCAATCATATAAAATGGTATTACATCCGTGATATATTCGCCCGCTAAAAGTGGCAATCTGCCGAAGTCCGGTGGGTTCTGAAAAGGCTTCCACTGAGATGAAGTGCGGAGACCTATAGTCTCAACATCAAAGTTGTAGACATGAAGACCACCACCAGGAGGAATCATCTGAGTGGGAATATTAGTAATCATACCTTTCGTGAGTGGTCGAATGACTAAACTTTGAGGGTTTAAGCTCTGGTAATCCATCATCATAGTATGATACTAACCTTTCAAGTCTTTATACACAAGAAAGACGAGCCCGATCAGCCCGTCTTCTTGTTAGACTATACAAACAACTCTACCCCTTACTCTACAAGGCCAGGAGCAAGATCAACAGAACTACCGAACTCACGCTCGTAACTATCGAGACGAGCCTGAAGAACTTCAAACGCCGCTCTAAGTTCTTTACCAATTGATCGCAACGATTCAGATATTCTTCTAAGCCTGACAACGATGTCCCCCTGGCTTCCAGCGATACGGAGGCTGCTTTCAATTCCTCTTGCACTACCTTCAAGGTGTCCAAGAGCTGTTTCTGTTGCTCTTCGGTCAGATTCGATATATCCTCTAGCTCGCTCGCTATCGAGTCGATGCTGTTGAATATCTCGTTCAAGTCCCGAGATCGTGATGGCGTCGAGGGGATTACCAAGTCGTCTGCCATAATAGAGGCCGGCAGCAAAAGAGAGGCCAAGAAGAAAAAAGGCAGCCAAGAAGAAGGCCGTGAAGTGGCGCACATCTATTATCCTTTCGGTTTAGTAAACGAATCAGCGGCAATATATCCGCCAATGATAAGCTGGAACAAGCTGATAGCCGTTCCAACCCATGATGGAGCGTCATCTCGAAACACCATTAGCCAAACAATTACGCTCGTAACCATCACTATGGCCCATAAGCACACCCACCAGCGGCGACTGTTCCACTTTGAGTAGCTCATGAAAGCCTCGTGAAGATGCGCTTCGATACGAGCTCGCCCTCGCGCACGGTACGGCTGTCGCCATACGGATCGTACTCTACGGTCTGCCCATCCTCGCCAGCCAGGACGAAGTGTGTCCATGAAGCTGACGGGTCCTTCCGCTCATAGCGTAGGATGGTGATTTCACCAGGCTTCGGCTTGTAAAGGCGGCTCTGGTGTTGCGCGTTCCAACTGCCGCCGACGAGATAAGCGAGAACCTCCGCTGGCCGGTGCATGAAGCAGTCTGGCCCCATCCATCCGCGTTTTGTTACGTCTTCGTAGACGGCCACCGCGTCGATGCGCCGACTGATGAGCTTTTCCGCTGCACGAATGAGTGATAGGAAGTAGCAACCGTACTTCCCGATCTGCTCCATGATAACTTGCCTTGGCTCTGAGTTCTTCATTCGACGCCTCCCCATCTGGCTAACGTGGACACGAGCCGCTCTAAAATGGCCCATCCTACCCCCCTAGCAAGGGATGATATTTTACGAAGCACTGATTACCGCCACGATAATGGCGCCTATAGTAGAGACCACCGACACAATGATCGCAGCTAGCATAGCCCGCCTAGACTTCACCATTTCTATGGCGAGCGTGTCGGTGTGCCGCCGCTCTTCAAGCTGCTTTTTCTTCTCAGCCTTCATCTCATCGATGAGTTTTAATTCAAACTCTGCGAGCGCCTTCTTACCGATGCACCCGCCAGGAAGATGGCGCTCTCTCTCCCAGAGATTATGTCCCCAGTTCACCGCGTCATCCACCTTTTTGTCGATGCGCGCCATCTCCTCATCATTGCGTTTAGCGCTGCTATCCAGCTTGTTAGCAAGCTCGGCGAGCGACTCGTCCTGACCATCCATCCTGTCACGCATGACTGTTATGAAATCTTTCATCTCCCCTCGCAAACCGTTGCTTCCGTCGATTCCTACGAGGGCGACCTTGAGCTCCTTGACCGCGCCCCATAGCTTGCCGATGTCCCTCTGCTGCTCGAACTCGCGGTCGTCGCTACTCATTGTGTCCCGCCCCTTTCACCAGGCGAAGGTAGTATATACTACTCTTCCCGCTTTTCAAACGTGCCAGTCTCATCCCTCGTCGGGCTAGACTCATCAATGAACTTAATCTGCCTTAATATAGACAGTTGCCCCTCAATGAATACGATCTCTTTTTCTAACTGCTTATATTGATTAACCTTATCAATATAAACTTGCTCTAGTTCTTTTGCTTTCTCATTCATTGTGTAACCTCCTTAGTTACTATATAAATCTGTGTCCCCACATCTTTTTCTACATAAATTAGTTCTACAATATCTCTATCAGAATATAAATTAACTATCTCTTGTATCTTTTCGCTATTGGGAAGTAGATTTACTTGTATATTTCCATTTTGAGCATAATACACCCTACCATCATTTCTTATATATTTAACATTACACCCATATTCAAACTCTCCAACTTCTCTTCTATAGGTATGGTTGATATTCCATTCCTGGTCAGTAGAAGCAAATCCATCATTGTATTCAATGTATCTTTCTATAAACTTTGCATCTGGTGTCCTTTTATTATAGATTATAGTTTTTCCATTTGCTTCTACTTGTGGTTCACCTTGTAATGAAATTGAAATTAGTTGTTTTGTGTCTATGTCATAATTATATTCTTTATGCATCTATTTTACTCCAATATATCTTTGACCATTTATCTTGTATCTTTTGCGCCTCACATATATAAGTTCCTCTAAATGGTATTCCTTTTTCAGAATATGCTCCTGCAATACACCAAGCGCATCCACTTTCAATATTACATTCTTTACATTTAGAAGGAGATATAACTTCCCTTGTTTGATTCCTTATGCAGACAAAGTTTTCTTTTCTATTAAATCCGTTCCATATATCTCCAACAGACATATCAACATTTGATGCTTGAGTATGAGGTAGAAATCTAAAACAAGGGTATATTTTACCATCAGGTGAAAGTGCTGGCATTGCTCCACTTCCACACCATCCTTTATTTGGATGTTCTTTTATATTCTCATTGTATGATTTGCTATCTGACAATCTTTTATCAATCATTGACCAGTATAAATCTTCTTTATGTTCTAATACATATTCTACACATTTTTCCATTTGTCTATCTAACTCTTCTATATCAGATTGCTCTAAATGCATATCTTCAAATATAAAGTTTTGATTTATATAATGTAAATCCATATCTTCATGCATAAACTTTAAACTTTTATATAGATATGGAATACTGTCTCTATTCAATGTTGATTTAGTACTTGCGTCAGGATATAAAGAACGATACCAAGGCCACCATTTTCTGATAGTTTCCATTGATCCACGACCATCTACATAAATACGATTCTTATCATGTATTTCAGGGCATCCATCTATGGAAACTCCAATAGAAAGATTATCTTTCCATTTTTCTACGAACTTTCTTACTTCTTCTTTTTCAAATAATGTACCATTTGTAGATATTGATACTCTCCACCTGTCCTTCCATCTATGATTAAGCTGATGTGATTTTAGAATAAAGTATTTAAGAATATCTTCTACAAGTTTAGGATGCATCAAAGCATCACCACCGATAAAGTCTAAAATCAATCCTTGATTTAGTATCCATTCCATATCAGTACCCTTTGTACCTATAGGGTCTTCTTCTTTCAAAATCAAATCTATGTATTTTTTAGCATATTCCAAACTCAGTGTAGTTTTTTTCTTATTAACTTCATAACAATATGTACAAGCAAGATTACATTCTTCACCCGTATTGAATGTTATATTTAGTCCAACGAAGTCTTTAATATTGTTTATCATAGTGCACCTGGGTCTGTTCCTTTTCTATTACTATTAGCACATCCTGAATAACAGGAACTTCTACATGAGTTATAACATCCTACTGTGCATTCGCTTCCGCATCCCGTTTGGCATGTTGTTCCGCAAGTTGCCGAGCAGTTATTTCCACATGTTCTATCTGAGCATCCCGTTGCACATGTTCCCCCACAAGTTGCAGAGCAAGCTCCTGAACAAGAGCCTACACAAATAGTGCCACAACTAATCGTTACCGTATATCCCCCTCGGCAAGATGAGTTACACCCATTTCTGCATCTTAATCCTGAGCAACTACCTGCACATGTTCCTGTACAGTTTCCTGTACATACACTAGAGCAAGCGCTTCCACATGTTCCTCCTGCACATAATGCAGAACAAGCAGTATTACATGCGGCTCCACAAGTTGCATGACACCCTGTTCCACATCTCGCATTATTCCTTCTATCATCAATAACTTGTCTTACTTCTTCTAAATGTGTTGCTCTTATTTTTGTAGTACTTGTTATAGTAGGGTCGGTAAATGAAAATGCATTACTTGCTCCATATTTCACAAGTCCATTTACTGCATCTCTTAAATCAGTCATATGTACTATTCTTATCTTTCCATTTGCCGAAGGTGTATCAGTCCATACTTTTGCAGTTAATCCAATTGCTGTTCTACGAGCATTGGCCTCTGTCATAGTTTCTGTATAATCAACTACTCTAATCTTTTTATTAACAAGAGGACGATGTGTTGAATAGTTAGTCTTTTCATTACTCATTTATATATAGTTCTCCTGTTATGAAATCTACATACACTACATCATTTCTTGATAGCCCATATCTTTTTATTATTTCATTCCACCAATCTTGTTCTAACCAAGTATAGTTTCCAAGGGAATCTAATACAGACTTTATGTAAAAATCCTTTTCTTCATCTGAACCTTCTGGCATTATTTGTAGCGCTTGTTTTGAACATGTTATTTTAGTTCTAATAAGTTCGATAGAATCCAACTCTTCTTTTATTGCTCGTCCTATTATTTTCTTCATATATAGTTAGTCCTCCTATGGTGCATAAGTAGCTTGGTTTGTCCCTGTTACTGTTAGATTTCCATTTATTGTTACATTATTTGCTGATGATAGTGTTATTAAGTCTGTATCATCTGTTCTTCCAATATTTCCGTTCACAACAATCCTTGCGAACTGAACTACTGATGTTGTTGCCAATCCTTGATTTATCCCGTCTAATGTTGCTTTATTAGAATGTGTATGAGTGTTTGTATAAGCAGTGTTCCAATCAGTTACTTTAGAACTATTACAAACATCTGATGGAAGTGTTCCTTCTCTTACAGTACCATCAGTATCTCTATACATAATATTCTTTGTAGCGAGATTCGATATAGTTCCATATGATGATGTTAGTGTTAGTTTTGAAAATGTTGGTGAAGATGTAGTAGAAAGATATTGATTTATATCATTTATATACACTGAGTTACTATGAGAGCTATGGTCCAATGCCCAAACAAATGATGGTATAGCTTTTTTCTTAGTGAGTTTTCCGGTACCTGCTGGCCAAGATGCATTATCTGATGTTTCACAAAGTACAAAAGTAGGATTAGCTGTAGTCGTTTGCCAAGGATAAATAAACTGATTGCCATCTAAAAAGACTTGGTTATTATTCATCTCAAACCGAGCCGCTTTTACATTTCCTATTATTTGACTAGTACCCATCAGTTCTATGTTACCCACAGATTTTATTCCAGATGTTATTTTGATAGGATTATTTATAAACATAGTTGGTTCATAATAACTACCATCTGAAGTGGAAAATCCTAATCCTAATGTTCCTACCATTACTCCATTTCTGTTCGTTATTATTTGCATTGCACTTATTCCAGAACCAGTATCTGTTTCATATGGGCCTGCAATAATCGAGGTAGAAGTGAGTACATTATTTGTATTATAGAAGTGCATACCAGTGGCGGATGATACAGTTCCAAATCTTGCTACTTCTTTTACACCATTCATCGTATTTACTGAAAGTATTAGAGCGCCGTCAATAACAGATAATGCGTTTCCATTTACATCTACTAATCCATCAAATGTTATCTTATCGCCTGGTGCTGCCCAAAATCCATATTCTCCTGGTCCATAAGTTCCACCTTCATGTTTAGCCAAACCATTTAAGTATCCCATTGCCACTTTCGTATCATTATTATTTTTTATCGATATTCTACTTAATCCTTTACTCATTTCTAAAATAGAACCAGAAGTTGCTGATATGAGTTTATCAGTCCCGATATTCCATCCCCCAATAGTTCCTCCAGTTGCTATTATATTTGTTGTATTTATATCTCCAGTAAATGTTCCTGATGTCGCATTTACAGTACCTGTAAATGATCCTGAAGTAGCATTTACAGTGCCACTAATAGTTAAGTTTGTTCCATCAAAAAACAACTTGTCTCGCAATGAAAACTTTCCAGTATTATCGATATAATATGGAGTATCTGTATTATTATAGTTACCATTCCCTTGAAATATTTTTGTTCCTGTTATTGTAGTACACCCTATGCTTCCTCCGGTTGCAGTTATATTTGCAGTGTTTATTGCTCCATTAACATAAAGCGTAGTTCCATTATACCAAAACTTATCTTTTAGAGACATTTTACCAGTATTATCTAAATAAAATGGAGTATCTGCATTATTAAAGTTACCATTTCCTTGATAAAGTTTTGTGCTAGTTATTACATTGCCAGCAATATTACCTGACAAAGCATTAACTTGACCCCTTATAGCAACATTGTTAAGTTCAGCGTTTCCATCTCCCTTTATACTCCAACCAGATATACCAGCATTAAAGTTGGATGATTTAATCTCGTCGCCTAGATTTACAACACCATTTAATGCCACATCTCCTGTAAACTCAACATCACCTCGAACTTCTAGCTTGGTTCCATTCCATTGCACATAGTTTGAAGAATCCCCAATAAATCCAAACTTTCCATCAGATTGGATATAGCTTCTCCACACCCCTCCGTAGTATAAACCCATTCTATCCTTGGTAAGATAGAGACCATCCATATTCGGACTTACATCAACTATCATCGTATTTGAGTTTATAGGCTGAACGAGTGTTCCGTCTGGATTTAACCCGGCCTCAACAGTGCTTTGTATAGTATCAATTTGCTCTTTGACAGGTATGAATGTATACGCGACCTTTACAACAGCATATAATGTTCCGGCGCTGATGCTGGAGGCTGATACTGTAATCTCCGTGTTGCTAGAGCAAGAATCAACAAAATAAGTATTTCTTAGGGAGCCGGACCCCCAGAAACCAGTAACACTGGAACCTGTCGCATTAAGAATAAACCCATTAGTCACATCAGAATTACCAGAAAATATTTTTATAGAAAAAAATGGTGGCGTAACATTGTTGTTCCCACCAAAGCCATCGTGAAAAAACATTATAGACTCACTAGATAATTCGATCCTATACGACGACCCACCGGCATCGTCTCCGGTCGCGTTAATAGGCGCAAATCCGCGCTGCACGCGACGAACTAAGGAGTTATCAGTCTCGTTCCACCAGAGTTCATCGAGTTTTTTCATCGCCAAACCTCTACAATTCGGTCGCGTATATCAGAACCTATTTTAACAGAAGTTAATTCAATGTAAATATCATCACCATCCCAGGTAAATGTTCTGTCAAAAGTTGGTGTAGACTCCCAGAGCCACGGCGGATTTATAGCGGTAGTCTCATAAAAAACATTCTTCCTAGAGAACCCACCTTTATACGCCCGCAAATACACTAGGCTTCTTGCTTTTACATAAACACGTACATTATAACTATTAGACGAAGCCTCTTTTCTTACACCACTACGTAAGTTAATCGCGCTTGAACCCCAAGCCCCTTGACCTGATATATCCCACCGAGTCTTTGTCCCTTCAACAATGCCACGCCTTCGTAAAGCATAAGTAGTTCCATTAACATGGATACGAACATCAGAAGCAGCAGTATTCCCTGTAGCAACATAAGGAATGTATAGAGTCTTAAAGATGTTCTGAGTTTTATCCGGTTGGATATAATGCTCTAAATAACCAATTGCATCTGGAGCAGTTTTCTTTTCATACAATCCTATATTATGAGTTATGCCGAGGTTGCTATGATAACGAATCACCGGAGCACTAACTTCATTCGGCAACAAACTCATTAGTTACTCCATCCAAATATCACCGTTTTGCGGTGTGGCCGGTTTCGCACCCAACTGAAATGCCTTGCATTTAACACGCTCAGTATCAATAACAACAGCGCCGCATTTAATCTGGGTCGTCGCTTCCAGTTTGTTTGCAGCATTTATCTCATTATCTTTAATAAGAAGCCCATCAATGGTCACACCAGCATCGGTAGTTCGTTCAGCGATGCTATCAGCCTGAACTGATATAAAAGTATTCAACATCACCCAGGCATTACCACGGTAGATATGAAACTGCAAGTATTGAATGTCAGCCAGTGAAGGCATTGGTTTAATCCAGAGCAAGCCACGATCAGCAGAAGAGAGGGCCACACCATCTCGCGCAAGAGGAGCGCTTTCTTGAAAGAAAGCTATTGCAGAACCAGGCTTATGAAGGCCCTCACGTTCATCCTGACCTATACCATCACGGGCATTAACATGCTCTCTTTCAAGACGATCCGCAAGAGCATCAGCAAGCTGCTGAATGTTAAGATAGCCATTACCAAGAGGGTCAGATACAACTGGAGTTGCGGTAAGCAGATTGTTAATAGCCATAATTAAGCCTCCGGGTATATGCGAGAACTATCATTCTCATGTTCAAAATCCAACTCACTCCGCAGAGTGATCATAAGAGATCGGAGACTTTCCCAGGTGGAATAAGCCTCGGTCGCCTCACCTATCCTACGAAGCAGCTCTGTCTTAGCAGCAAGGAACACCGCATCATGGAAAGCCTCGGGTAAATCTATTCGATCAGCAACACGTTCCACCATGCGAGGATAGCGATAATATCTGACCATAAGAGAGCGACTATCACCGATACATTTATCAAAATAGAGCCTATCACCATAATGATAATACTCCGCTGGAGCGCCAGTTGTTATTTCGGGCCGAGTAGGGAACTCATGGGATCGCGTCTGTTGTAGTTCATAGTTAGCATCCCGATCGAAAATATCTACTACGGATATAAACCCATCTAAATCTAAAGCATAATCAGCGCCATCACCAATAGTAAGTTGAGACGGGCATAGATAAAAGACATCATTATTACCATCAACTGCCGTAATTCGTTTGTCTAATTGAAGCACATTATCGTGTGAACCAACAACGAAGAAAGAGCCAGTCCTTATCGTTGTTAGGACCCAACCACGATAATAATCATTTGGCTTTGCGAACGATGCCGGTAAATGCACCACATATGACGAAGGCTCTGTTATAGCATCAGCGGCAAGAACGTAACCAGCATCATAAGATGCTTGGCCGGTAGAATCAGTGTCCCAATAAAACTTTCCAGTCTCAGGCGTATTGAGATACTTAATACCGTTATTCGCCTTAAACCTAATACGAACGCCATTGGGGAACTTCCACATACTAACAATGCGTAAAGCACGGTTAATGTATTTAATAATATCACGGCAACCAGAGACGGTCTCAGTAATTACTCCAAGGTCATTATATGGGTTAAGCTCATCCTGTTCATATGAGCCTTCATATAGATTCTGAATCAGCTCTTCAGTTGTCATTTCCGACGCTCCTTGGGCATGGTATCCTTAATACAGCCGTTCTTTCGACAATACCATTTGCCACGTACCAAAGACATCTCGTTCTTTGGAAATGACATTAAACATATATCACAGACACCCCACCGAACACCAATTGGTGTATCCTTAGTGGTACCGTGCAAGGTCTCATACATCTGGCCCTCAAACGGTGTCCCATCAGCATTAACGCCAGAAACATCTATCAAACGTCTGATTTCCATAGTCACCATCCTACTACATGATCACTGCCATGTAAATATAAAAGGCGGCCCCCTAAAGGACCGCCTCGCTAGAGCTATCTCACGATTGCCTCTTAAACACCAGCAGAGGCTCCCATGAACTTGTACTTGTTCGAGAAGAACGTACCACGCATCACCGACTTGTAAACCTTGTTACCAGTGATGAAATCGCCTTCGCTCTCCAGTGTAGGGCGCTTCTTCCAGTAACCACGAAGATCGTAGTTCTCGAAAAGCACATACCAAGCGTCTTGGTCAGTCAGATATGGGTTCAGATAAACCTTCCAATCATTGACCAAACCATTCTTGGGGTTAAGCGGATTCATGGCATTGACGCCAGAAGCGGGTACGCCAGCAGCGACATAGCCCTTATCAGCATCAGTATACATGAACACGCGATTCTCAGCTTTAAGAATCTCGTTAATCACCCAACGATTCGAGGGATGGCATACAATACCAACCGGACGAACCGGCCGGATGAAGCCATTCTCGCCAACAAGGGTATCGCCATACGAGAACGCAGCCTGGATAGTAGTGGTCGAAAGATCACCAGTAAACAGGTTGTTGATCGTAGCGCCGCCCTTGAGGGTCGCATGGTTGTTGGCGAAGAGGGCAAGGCCATCCTCACCAGTCACGGTCGAGAAACCACCATCGAGCACAGAGGCCGCAAGGAACTCGGTGCGCTCGATCATGGAATCGGCAAGAGAACCAGGAATCTGCTTCCACTTACCGTGGAGCTCGTCCTGAATCATCTCCTCAGTTACCTGAGCGCCGAGACCAAACTTGCGATAAGTGCGAGTTATCTTGTTGCCCTCGCTGGGCACATCAAACTCAACACCCATGCCTTCGCCGATCTCCCGCGGGAGACCAAGCTCAGAGATGGTGGCCTCAGTGTAGTCGCTACCACGAGGGGCATCCTCTTCCTTGAAGATGGCCGTGTAGTACTTCTGCCGCCTACGAAGCTGGTTATAGAACATCTTATCGATGGTCTTATCAAGCTGTAGGGGGAAGGCTTTTGTATTACCAATCATGATCCTCTACTCCTTTCCCTTACGCCAACCAGTCGTAGCCAATGCAATTGAAATAACCCGAACGATCCGGGGTTGGCTCAATTACCTTGACCATCATCTGGGTCACATTGGCCTGATCAAGATCAAGCCCAGCCGTTAGACCATACTTGGTACCAGCAACCGGAGCCGAACCGTTACCAAGTTTGATGGTGAAAACCACGTTAGGCATAGCAGGAATCACTTCCACGAAACCGCCAGCCGCAACAGTACCCATCGCCACACCAAAGGGACGATCCGTATTAGTGCCACCAGCCTTAGCAACGACCTTATTTGCATCGCCACCGGCTCCGAGCTTAACAGGCATACCCTTCGTCACGCCACCAGTACCCACAGGATACCTGAGTACGGGCGGAACCGACGTAGGGGACGTCAAGCACTTAGCAAACTCCCAAGCCATACGCTTCCTCCGTTATTCTGTGAGGTACTGGCCACGAAGCAACGCTTCAACCAACGCCTTCACACTATGCATCAAACGCCCGAACGCCAGCAGCCTCAGCAGTCTCACGAATCGAGTTACGCTGCTGCTCGTCCAAACGAGTACGCCGTTCATCACGCTCAGCCATCAAGCGCTTCCGATTCTCATCGGTAGTCACCATCAGGTACTCTTTAGGAGCACCAATAGTGCCATGCTCAAAATGGCCCTCCACATTACGCATCTTTGCGTCAAGCATATGCTTTGGCGTAGCCATCACATATCCCTTGCGCTCCCAGTAGCCAACACGGTCTTCTCGCACTAGGCGGGTCTGTAGACCAGGTTTAGCCACATTCCCAAAAGCAATGTCAGTCGGACTGGCATACGCACTCTGGGAGACTTGAAGTGTCTTATTGATCTCAGACCACTCAGGGTCATCCTCAGCAAGCCTCTTCTTGATCTCAAGCGTCTGCTGATACTTAATAAGTGTCAGCTTCGACAGCTTCTTCAAAACATCTTCGCTAAGCTCAGGAGATTCCTCAGTAAAGAATACCTGATCTCCTGCCTCATCCCATGCTACAACATCCTCTGGCTTTGTACTAGCAACAACGAACCTGCGCTCGGCCGGTTTATCCATATCTTTCCTCTTTCCTCGCTTCGGTAGCGAATCGTCCATAGTTGAATCGTCGTTCATCTAACTACTCCTTACACCTTATCAAACTCGCCCTCTTCCATAAGCATCTGCACATACTCTTTCAAAGGAATATGGGGGACGCCTTCCATTCTTTGACGAGCTTCTATACGAGCACGCTTCGCAGGGGAGAGGGAGATGACACGAGGGGTGCCCGGAGGGGGAGAGCCGAGCGCGGGGGCCTCAGACTGGCCGCGGGGGGCGGGGGCGGCAGGAGAAGCGGGCGCCCCAGTGCGGCGGGCTATCTCTTCGGCCACCTTCTGCTGGATAATCTCGTCCATATGGCGAGCTTTAACCAGGGCGATAGACCTTTCGTAGACCTCGGGGTCCTTGAGCCGCATTTCCGTGGGGTATCGGTTGACCTCGCTGTCGATTTCCTCACGATACTTGCTGATAAAGTCCTTATCGGGGCTTTTTAACACAGCAATTTCGCGCTGGAGAGCGAGCGATTGCTCCACAATGGTCTGCATGGCCGAACCTACGTATCTATTTGAGAACTCGACCATCGTTTCGTAGGGGTCCTCAAGGTATTTCTGGTTAATACGCTTCTTAAAGTCCTCAAGACTCTCGCCTGGCTGCTGTTGGATCGCAGGAGCAGCTGGAGAACGGGTCTGGGCCTTCTCAAGACGGGTACCGAACTCCTCGAACGAGGACTTTAAGGCCTGACTGGAGTCCGCTTTGGTACGCAATTCCTCATTCTGGGCCTTGAGTGCCTCAAACTCCTTCAAAAGATCGTCCCTGGAGGGGCCAGCACCATCCTCTGGGGTCTCCTGAATCTCAAAATCGTCCTCAAACGGCGACTCTTCCGTATCGAGAACGACGTGGCCGCCCTGTTCCGCGCCCATAGCGGGGCTACAAAGCGCCCATTTCCGTACTATCATACTACCTCCTCGTTGCCTTTGATGGCTTCAATCAAATCAGCAAACATACTCACTATTCTCATATCTTCCTGGTAAGCACCTTGGGCGCGTAAGAGGTCCTCAGTTCCCTTATTAGCGCCCAAGGTCTGCTTAGCTACGGCACCAGATCGCTTAATAGCCACCCCCGGGAGGAACGCCTCCAGGAATCCCGGCTGGTCCACCCATATCGCCCATAGGGGCTCCGCCCATCCCGGGTTGAGCTCCCATCGCGCCAAACTGTCCTTGAGGCGCTCCAGCACCACCTCCCTGTTGAGCCCCACTAGCCGCCTCCTTCTGCTCTTCTATAGCCGTTATTTGTGCCTCTATATCACCTAAGTAAGGTAAGAACTCACTCGGCTGGCCTAATTTCAGGAAATCAACCATGCGCTCCATGATCTTTGTGCGGCCCACAAGGAGCTTTAAGAAGATAGGCTGGAGCATAGGCGGCGTCTGGGGCGACATACCCATCTGAGTAAGCGCCACAACCTGCTGAGTATACTGGTCATATAGGCCAGTAAAGGCGGCATAGTTGTCACGCTTAGCGGCCTCGCTACGAGCCGCATCGGTTGTCTCAATACGGAACTTCACAAGCTGCGGAAGCATCTCAGTCGGCTGGGAAAGTAGGTCACGAATCAGCTCCGCATCATGCTGGTCCGTATTATCCCAGTTGATAAGGTCGATATTTGCAGCCATGAGGATCGCAATCATGCGGCCCATCTCTGCATAATACTCTTCCATAGTATCGAGCTGAGCATTAAGGATGCTGGACGCCTGTTGCATCATCACCATCTGGGCCTGAGCACCGCCGCCAGACTTCAAGGTCTGATCAGCGAAGCCGCTCATGGGGTCATTCGCGCCCGTAATGCGGTCGGCATAATCACGAACAAGCATCTCAGCCTGATACGAAGAGCCGGAAAGGTCAGGGACCGGCAGGACGGTCAGGTCATCCTTCTGGTCTACAAGCCAGAGCTTGCCCGGATAGGCGCGTTCGTCAGCTTTCAGGCCGGAACCCTTGCGCCCTACAAACATATTCATCATGGACCACTTGAGATTGTCGAGTCTCAAGTTATGCAGGGTCTCAGCTTCATCCTGGAGGTACTCACAAGCATGACAAACACCAATGCCGTACAGCCAGCCAGGGATTTCCTGATATGGGACGCGCCCAACCAGGCGCCACCCCAAATTATTCATTTCAATACGGAGTATCGTACCCGTATCTACGTGCAACACCCCTTTAATATCCTCAAGAACGCCGTCGCCATTCACATCCCAGAAGGCGTGGAAGGCATATAGATCGTACAAATCAGTCTCTTTATAGTCGCTCTTAGGACTTCCGCTCAAACCGGAGAGTTCATTGGCCGCCTTTTCAGCGTCAGTGAACTCCTCAATGGCGCCGCCAAGAATATCATCAACATTCTCATAGCGATTGCTAGCCTTACGCTCCATCAATTCAGCATGAGTCAGGCGGAAACGACGAGCGAGCCAAGGAGCCTTCTGCAAATCGGTCCAATAGGGACGGGTGATGAAGTCTTCGATTGGAATAATATGGATGCGCGGGCCGTTATGCAGGACCCGGAAGCTCGGTACACCAGGATTACCAGGACCGGCGTCCTTCAAATAAGTGACCTGTTCATAGTCCCACGAGACTTCATAGAAGTTTGTACCAAGCGATATGGTGTCGTACAAAAATTGTCTGTTAAACTTGTCGAGATGGAGCTCGAACGGGCTCTGGCTCATCTCATTCATCTTGCGCGTAAGCGCATTAACATGGTCACGGTACTGAACATCGGCGGCATCACCGGCCCAGAAAGGGCGCTTCGTTGAGAAATTGGCAATCGCCTTCGAATAAATCGTGTTTACCTTCTGCGCGGTAATGGGTGGGCTTACATTAGCAGAGTTCGGGAACGGATAATCCTTTGTCTTCTGAGCCGGGCGCGCTATACGCTGACGCTTCCACTTACGCACATCTTCAAGGAACTGGGCCGTATCCTCACCCTCTATAACAGCCTGTATCTCTTTTTGAATGTACGAGTTGAACTCGTTTTTGATTTCCTCAGTTGCAAAAATACCCTGAGACTGAACCTCATCAGGAGTATCTGTCATCAATAAATCGGTCTTTCCACGCGCTTGATCGCTCATAACTTCCCCCTCTAATAACCTGTAACCGCATTAGCCCCGTACATAGAGGGGGCATACTGACTATAATAGTCCTCATCAAGATCACCTGCATAGTCCCCGTCGGGCTTTATACTCATCTTCACAGCAATCTTGAGAGCATCTAGTATATCGCGTTTGATTGAGGCAGGAAATGTACGGAGCTCTTCATCAACCATCTCACGCGCTTCGTTGTTAATAAAAAGCATACCCTTTTCTAAGAGCGGTTGCAAGAGATTACGAATGGTAACAATTTTATCTCCAAGCGCATTGACCGGAAGGTAGTTCAACCACTCACCACGACGCGCTTCTTCCGCTCTAATAATAGAAGTAAGGGATTTGAAGCCGGCCTGTTGCTCGACAAAGGTGCCCCGCAACCAGTCATTGAACTGTTTTTTCACCTGGAAGGCCCAGTCGAACCACGTTGTCGTAGGAACATAACCGGCACGTACCAAAAGAAGGAAGTGGCGATCCTTAGCGTCGCGGGCCAAGAGTACCAGTGTTGAGCGCGAAGTTTTTATAGACGCCATTTTCTCAGAACCGGCTGGGTCAATTGCCATAACCACATCACAGCTGGAGACCTTCACCACTTCCTGTGTGTGATTGATAATAATTTCCCAACCACGTGACAGATCATAGTGAAGGTCGAAACCCATCGGGTTATACTTGGCGAACTCGACAGCATTAACCGATACCGGATTATTCTCATAATGGAGTCTATAGGTATCTGGTTTATCTTTAGCGAGTTTGGCAAGCCACTCAACCGAATACTGCTCTGGGAAAATAGATTCATCCATCTCACGAGCTTGTCGATAATAAACCGTCCACTCGCCATCAGGCTTTAACGGGTACTGATCTCGAATAGCATCCCAAAAACCTTCCTGAATACGAGCATCACGCATAACACCCTCATAAGGGTCATCTATAGAGTATCGCGTGGCCGATAATATGAGGCGCGAACGCTCAGGGCTTTGGAGTAGAGTACGCTGATTATCGTCAAACCAGTTCTTCTTCTTATACATATCGGCGGTTGCACCGCGGTTCGCGTCCAATTCGTCGTCACCAACGATGTCATCGACCAAGCCTTCATCGACGTGGACGCCCTGCGTCGAGCCACCGGCCGTCATAGCGGTCAAGCTAGGCTCAGGCATGAACTTTGTACGGTTTGGCATCACTGCTTCTGAGTCATTCCAGCGCGTACCGTCTCCGCGCGATGGCACATGGTTAGGGTAACAGGCGGCGTATAGCGGATTAGAGTCAATTATACGTTGAGCGGAATGGAAGAATTGCTGGGCTCGGTCGTAGACGCCAGAGAAAATGGCGATACGGTCGTCGGGGTTCCGCGTAATAGTCCAGGCGGCGGCTCCATGCGTACAGATGGTAGACTTCAAACTAGAGCGCGGGACGAACATGCCGAGACGGGCGCCCGGTAGTATCCCCCGTTGTCGAAAATTGCACATATCAAGGTGCAGTTTTGTGTTTAATCGATCATAAGGACCAGAGTAGGCGGCTATGAGCTTTAGGAAGAACCAGAGATTAACGAGTCCCGCCTGTGCTATCAAGCGTATAAATGTCTCGTTGGCCGGGAAATTGCCCGACTCCATCTCACTAATGATCTGATTGAGAATAAGTTTGGCGTCAGGCTGTGAAAAGATTGGCGCATCTTTATGAGGAATGATCTCGAACTCAGGTTGGAACGAAGCGAGCGGTCTATTCATCCGTCGTAATCTCGATTTGTTCTACGATTTCGCCTTCATGGAGGAGGGCAGAGAGGAAGAAGGCGGCGGCCGCCCGGCGGGGCGAGGCCGCCTGGTAAAGCGAGGGCGTCCGGTAGGGGGAGTCCGGGGCGAGGGAGCACCCCGGATACGCCCCAGCGCACACCTGGAACGTCTTTAAGGTTTGATTGTTACATCGACGCACTGCGGAATCCTGTTAAGATTTTTGCTCACCTGTGGCCCCCATTTGGCATAGGGTATGTCGCCGCATACTTCTATCAGCGTTTTGTATGCAACCCTTTGGCCGGCAAAAATAGACAGCGGATAAGAATTGTCGTTCCCGTTTAAGTCGATAATAACATGATGCGCTGGCGCATCCCGACTAACAGTTGGTGCCACATGCTCATCGTACCAGCGATCTAAGGTAGGCGAGGTAGGCTTTCGTCGCAATTCGAGCGTGATACGAATACCCAGGAGTAAAGCTGCTCGGTAAGGAGCGCGCCCCACACTGATCCTCTGGTGGTTGACCCACGTGGTCAGATCGTTGAAATACCTGGTTATCGTCCTCACGTCCGCCATCTTGGTCGGCTCCAGATTGTACCATATCTTTTCTAACAGCCATATCATCATACCGTCCCTCCTTCGTGGAACACGACAGGCTTATCGGCGTTCGGCTCATCAGCCATCATGCGGCGCTCCGAGTCGGTCCAGTCGTCGTATTGGCGCGACGTATACTGGAGCGCAATACCCATCAGGCACTGGAGCTGCTTATGGACACTCAGGTTCATAACCTCGGGCCAATGGTAGTACTTCTGCAATAGCTTATTGATTTGGTCACGCATGCGCCTAATGTCAATACTTAGCTGCATGGCCTCGGCATGAGTAGGGGCATATTTAATGGCCGGCAAATCGGCAGTAAAAAGGTCGAACTTGAGAGTACGGTCGGGCTTGAGACCGGCCAGAGCCTCGCGGATAGAGCTGGCAACCGGCTGGCCTATTTGGTCGTGGTCATGCGTGGGCGTCATAATGGCTCTTGGTCTCCTTCTGGATTGATAACAGTCGAAATACCGCTTGCGGCTTGGTGGTCCATAACCTTATTTATCAGACGTTCAAGCAATTCTATTCGGCTCATGCCTTCTGGGTCTATATCGAGATAGAGCATCGACAAAAGCGTAATCTGCGCCATTATACCTTTAAGAGATTGCTCTAGGTAGCGGGGACGAATAACCGGGCGGCCGGGGAAGAAAGGCCCGCCAGAGGAGAGGGG